GATCACACATACCCGTTGGTTCAGTAGAGGTGTAACCGTTAACGGTCCAGTATTCTGCATCTAGAATAACACCATCAAAACCACCCTCGGTGTTAGTTGAGTTATTTGCGCAGTAAGCTTGATATTGGGCAATGTTCTTAACAACATTTGCCATAACCCATTGTTGATTGTGTCCCCAATCAGTATTTCCGCCAAGTGCTAGAACACGAATGCCTGAAGCGTGAGCAAAATGAATAAATTTCTGGAAAGTTTGTGCGTGTGTAGTAGAGAAATTTCCACCACCCAAGTAAACCCAGATATCCAAGAAAAGTACGTTGATTCCGTTGTTAGTACACCAGTTTAGCAGATTCTGCATATTGGTGTCGGAACTTAATGGATCACTTGCTCCACCCACCTGTGGTATCCATACGAACATAGCACGATCTAGATTGCTATTTGGTGGAGTTGGAATGGTAACTGCTGTAACTGTCATGCTTTTCCCCTTAGTTGAAGTTTGCGTCCGACTTTATTATTTCAACTATATGCTGAATTGTTAGTAGAATTAGAATTGAATATATTCAAATGATGCGTGAGTTGTAGAGGCAGTAACAGCTGCCGGTCTTTCGTTGAGAAATATGATAGCTGGTCCCACAATAGGATTTGCCGCTTGAATTTCTTTATCTACAGGAGGAAATCCGGCAGTAGTTTGATTGCCATGTAAATAAGTAGAGACTACCTGTAATTGTGGTCCCTGGGGGACGGATGTTGGATTAGCAATCTGTAGAATGCTTACTTGTCCATTAGTGGCGGTCGCAGCGGCGGTAACAGCCGCTATGTAGAACGTTTTCCCAGTGATCACATAGTGATGACACCAAAATGTTTGACCATCACCAGTGGCAATAGAGCCCCAGATAGAGCCAGCTCCAGCAAGTCCAGTAAGAAAATTTATAGTTCCAGCATTGCCTCCACTACTTCCACTAGTAGCTACGGTCATTTTTTCAATCAAAGCTATATCTGTTGCATTGGTGTTAACAGCTGTAGTCCCATTCAAAGTGACGGTGTCTGTTTTATAGGATGCCATGTCTGTGCTTAAATATGTAATCAAAATAGTTCTTGCACCAGTTCCCGCTGCCGTATCATTAACATTGGTTGATACAATACTACGTTGTGCATTAGCGCCTTGTGGAGTATAAATTGTTGCACGAACAGTCACTGATGTCGTAGCAGATGTGGCGATATAGCCGCTCACAGTTCCACTTTGCACTTCGAGGTGCTGTGATAATGAAAGTAAATCGCTAATACTCATTTACAGCCCCTTATTCATATACAACGGTTATGTCGGGTGTACCTGCAATAACTACAGTTAAACCGACGTTAAAATCTAAATCATAAATGAAAGAACCAGGATTAGCAGCATTAATCACGCCGATAGCGGTTCCACCTGCGGCTGTATTATCTGTAATCGTAACGGTGGCTGCTAATGCTCCGTTATTAACCATTATTTTGCGCAAAGTTCCCGGACCTCTTTTTACTACTGTAGTAGCCGCCGCATTCAGACGAACAAATCTTGATCTGCGTCCTAATATTCCATGCCCATCTACTCCGACCGATCTAACTAAAAGAGTTTGATTGGTTGCTAATCCACCAGAGTTGTCATTTTCTAAACGAATAGGTAAGTTATCATTGGCGGTAAGAACGGCAGCCGGATTCATTGTCAGAGTAACTACTACAATTCCATCAACAGATGCGACCGCTCCCATACCATTGTACACAATTTTATATCTATGGAAATTAGTATCCAAGGTAAATAAAGTAATGTTAGTGGTACTATCGACAGTTGCCTTGCGCGTTACGAATTGTAAGGTCGTACCTGCTAACTTGAAAAAATATCCGTTATTGGCATCAAAAACACCCCACAAACGATTGTTATTAGCGACTCCTGTATTTCCTGTTTGCACGTCCGCTTGAAATGCATTTGTGGTCGCCGGCAGAAGACGAGAAATAGGACTCTGTAAAGAAACTGTGGAATTAGCCGTGGTACCAGTAGATAAAGTTCCAACACCACTACCTTGAGTAGCCGTTCCTGTTCCTACCACAGTGCTGGTCCAAAATTGAGTAGTATCTAACGTACCATCTGACTGATTAAAAGCATAATCAAGCCATGAGGCACTCTGAGAAATTGGAATATCTTCAGTTGGTGAGTTAAAACTAGTAAGTTGATTACCGTTCTCATCATATATGATTATATTTTCTATTGATCTATCGCCAATTGCCATGTTAAGCCTCGTAATATCCCATACCAACGGACCAATTTAGATTTCCAGTAGATGCGTCAGAACGACCATACACCAAAACTAAAGCTGGTCCGGCAACCATAATTGGAGAATTAAAACTCAAAGTTCCAGATGAATTAGTGGTAATTCTATATTTGGGAGCAATCGTTAATTCTGTCTTTGTTGTGTCAGTGGGAACCGTACGATGGACTTCCATGGCACCACTATTTTGTCCTTGAATAGTTCCTATGACAGAAACAAGATTCATGGTTTTACCGGTAGCCACATAGTGATGGCACCAATTAGTAATTCCATCACCCGCCGCAATAGTTCCTATAGTTCCACCAGCTCCACCAGTTGATATGGTTAAAGTAATAGTTCCCACATTAGAAAGTTGATTTCCTACAGAGGTACACTCCATCTTTTCTATAAAACAGATATTGGTACCTACAGTATTAACGGCAGTAATACCATTCAAACTAACAGTCTCAGTGAAGGGTCCAGCTAAAGTTTGATCATAATATGTTATTTTAATAGATTGTGCACCCGCACCTGCTGCCGTATCGGAAGCACTGCTAGATACTAAAGATCTTTGAGCATTAGTGGTCTGTTGAACATAAGCTGTAGCACGAATAGCAGTTAATGCGCTACCAACAGAAGTAGTGTACCCTAGATTTACCTGGCTTTTAGGAGTTAAAGTTTTATTGGCTTGGGCTTTATAGTTATTTTCAAAATCTGCTTTGTCGGTGTCATTTTGTGCTTGTGAATACCCACTATTAATTACACCATCTGGTACGGTCCCCTTCCAGATAATACACGTATAGGCAATTGATAAATCAATGGCAAAAATAGTATAGATGGAACCGTCATCTTGATACTGGACCAATAAAGATTTACCAGTGATGGCACTAGACTTAAAAACAGTCCAAGTAGATGATAAGATAACGGGATTGCTAAAAGTTACTGGCATTTTATGTCTCCGAGTAGTCGAATGAAGCGACTAAAGTGCTGTTGTTACCAGTTGGGTTTCCCAAAACCAAAATTCGGGCGGGACCAGCAATTTTAAGAGGAATTCCCAAGGCTCTTACCGTAGAAATATTGGATGGTAAGAAGTCGCTGATCTGAAGGTCCGAACTAGTAGCACTTGTTGGATCTTTAGACCTCATTAAGAAAGTAGCATTAGAGGCGCTGGAGTTGGTTGATCCAATTACTAGGGTTGCCAACTGAGCAGTTTTTCCGGTAGCAATATAATGATGAGCCCACAATGTTTGTCTATCTCCTACTCCAGATACGACGTTACCGGTTCCAATAGTACCAATAGTTCCTCCACCGCCCGCAGTACTGACAAATAATGTAATTACTCCGGCATTAGTACCTCCTGATCCAACGCTAGTAACTTGTATTTTTTCGATAAAACAAATTGTAGTACTAACAGTATTTACCGAAGTAGTACCATTCATAGTAACCACTTCAGTAAAAGGACCGGCGCAAGTTTGATCATAATAGGTAATAGTTATTTGTCGGGCGCCCGTCCCCGCAGAGGTGTCGCTGGCACTAGCAGAAGAAACGGAACGTTGAGCATTGGTAGTCTGTTCATTATAAGTGGTAGCACGAATGGCATTCAATGATCCTCCGGTACCTCCACCCAGGATAACTATTCCTTGAACAAGACCCACTCTAGCTCCAGCCGGAGCAGAAATGGAAACTGGAATAGCAGATTGATCAGAAGCAATGGTGACTGGCACAGAGTTAGCCATGGTTTTCTGTCCCACAGTGGGAGCTGTAGAACCTAGCCAAGAGGTAACATCTTCACGCAGACGACCGGATGTGTCTAAAGATAAGGCGTTAGCAGTACCAGTTACATAAGTTGGAGAGGCAGTGGTTACTGAACCTCCTACCTGAGCAATGGTTGGAGGGAGAGCAGCACCCGCTGAACTATCATACATATTAGACGGATCTTGCATGGCGGTAGCACGCAAATTACAAGTAGCAGTGCCAGAAGTGAAAGCAGACACCCTAACACGAACATGTGATGTGCCACCAACACCAACAATAGCTCTAGTAGTAGCGGTGTTACTAGAGCCAAAAACGATACTGGAAACTTTATTTTTAGTAGTTGGATCTGAGAAAAAGGTGGCTGCCCAAGTAGTACCACCATCAATAGAAATTTCCGGCACTATTGTGCCCACCAATGTACCGGCTACTAATTGCATACCAGCATCATTTTCGCCTTGAATAGCTAGTTGAACAGTAGCGTTAAGAGCATTTAAAGTTCCAGTAGCTGTTACGTCAGAAACAGCAGCGTTGATAACATTGTTAGGACTAATGGCAACGACTAGAGCCGGATCAGTAGCAACGGCAGCGGTAGATGCCGCTTTGACGGCGACCGGACCATTGGTAGCATCTGTAATTTTGGTAGACCAAGCATTAGCTAGAGAGGCAGCAGTGCCTTGATTAACGATACCTATAGTATTAGCACCTGTTGGCAATGGAGAGTTAGGTGAGAAGCCGACTACCAGTGATGGATCGGTTGCCACAGCGGCAGTGGAAGCCGCCTTGACGGCAGCTGTATTGGTACCATCGGTAATTTTCTCGAAAATAGCCCTACCAACTGCATCGCCAGTTGGCATGGTATTAGTTCCGTCCGTAACTTGAACTGGCCACTTATTGGCAAGTGTGTTTGGAGTTCCTTGATTATCGGTAACAGTCCAAGAACCAGATTGTGTTGCCAAAATATTGGAATCATTGGAAACAGTAACTCTTGGAATACCAGCGCCACTAGCTCCAGTACCAGTAGAAATATTAGTTCCACCAAACTGAGTGATATTATCTGCCCAAGGAGAAGTGCTCTGTGTAACTGCTACCGTACCACTAACGGGCACTACAGTTCCCCCAGAGACTCCCTGAATAGTTACCACTCCACCAGATGGCGTGCCAGCTACTCCTGGACCCACAATGATTGGATGACCGGAAGCATCTGTAAGCATAGCTCTAAGATTACTACCATCATTACCTCCCATTTGCACGATAGTTGGTGGTAAAGCTGCTCCAGCAGCGCCCGAAAACAAAACTGGTGGTTCTATTAATGTGGTGGCGCGGATATTACAATTCGCAGTTCCCGAAGTGAAAGCAGAAACTCTAACACGAGCATGAGATGCACCAGCGGGCGCTACAATAGTTCTGGCAGTAGCAGTGTTGTTAGCTCCGAAAACTATGGTAGCAACTTTATTTCCCGTAACCGGATCGTCAAAAAAGGAGGCGACCCAGGTGGTCCCGCCATCATAAGAAATTTCAGGAGTGATAGTGCCTTGCAAAGTACCAGCCAATAACTGCATACCAGCGCCATGATTGCCAGTTAATGAGACCGAAACAACAGCATTCAAGGCATTCAAAGTTCCAGAATTTATTGTATCTGGAACTTGAGTAGATATAATTCCACCAGAGGGCGCGCCCGCGCCGCCTAATCCAACAACCGTAGCATTTAAGCTAGAAGCGGTAGCTTGTCCCACTACCCAAGGAGAGGTACTTTGTGTAACGGCTACAGTTCCTGAGACTGGTTGGATAGTTGTGCCCGTTGGATCTATTCTAATTGGATGAGCGGCGGTACCCAAAATATTAGTACCATCGGTCACTTCTATTGGCCAAGAGTTAGCTATAGTGTTAGCGGTTCCCTGATTGGCTGTAAGGGTTCCGCTGATAGGAACGACTGTACCACCAGAGATACCTTGAATAGACAGTACTCCACCAGCAGGCGTTCCCGCCACACCAGCTCCAACCGCAACTGTGCGACCAGAACCATCAACTAAGATGAATCTAGAATTAGCACCATCTGAACCAGCCATCATTAAAGCTGGAGTAGAGGTAGGCGTTGCTGATCCGCTCTGTACGGCTAATGGATTTCCATTAATATCATACAGTACTGACTCTGGATTTGTTCCTGACATTTTCTCCTCGTCTAAATGCTGGATTATAGATAAAATAAAAGAAGCTTGCTATTTCTAGCAAGCTTCTTTTTCATTTTTATCCACCAATCAATCAGATTATGGAGTTAGCTCAGTTACAAGAACGTTTCCAGATGCGCCGGCTGGAGAGAATTCATCAATGTTACCGGTGTAGTCGTTTGGAACTTCCCAATAAGAACCAGTAAACAACTGAATTGTATAACTGGTTAAGCTGGCAGTAGTTCCCAATTTAATGTAAATGGTCTTGTTAGAGCCGTTGAATATAGAGGCGAAAATTCTGCTAGCGTTAGAAGCCAACAAAGTAGTGTTAGTGCTGGCTGTGACGGCAACAGAAGTAACAGCGGAAGTTGCTGCCTTATTAGTAATTGCCGAAACACGTAGATTACCAGCAGTATCCAAAGATAGGGCGTTAATCTGACCAGTAGTATAGGCTGGAGCAGCAGTAGTAACGATACCACCTACCTGCATCATATCAGCAGAGTTAGCGGTAGTAGTAGCTTTTGGATAAGCACCATCGATACGCAACTGACCACCTAATGTCAAAGACAACGCATCTAGAGTGCCAGTGGTATAAGTTGGAGCAGCTGTAGTTGCAATACCACCAACCTGAGTATCAGAAGTAAGAGAAGCACCGCCATCAGTACCTACGGACGGGTTAGTTGATGTAACTGTTCCGTTAATAGTCTGAGTGGATGGAGTGTTCTTAGTAGTGATCGTAGCGTAAACGCCAGTGAAGCTTGGCGTAGTACCAGTAATGGTCCAAGTAACCTTGACCATAGAGCTGGTGGTCACATTCAAAATGGCTGTAAACACACCGGTACCAGTAATAGAGCCGGTAGAGGCGGTGCTACCATAAAGTGTAGTGCCGTTGCCAGGATCAACTTCCTGAATAGAATATGATAGTGTTGGAGTAGTACCGGTTGGAGCCACTGTAACGTTAACAATCAATGCAATTTCGTGAGTACCGAAATAGTTAGCGGTGACTAAAGTAGAACCGCTGGCTATTAACGTAGCGTTAGACTGAATCGAGAAATCGTTGGACATCTCGGCAGTACCAAAAGCACCATGTAAAGATGATGGTACATAAGTAGCGTTACCGCTTGGATTTTGACCAGAAATTAATAGTGCCCTGGTACTAGTTGGGATCGCACTACCACTTACAACGGCTAATTCTGTACCGTCTGAGCTAAATAAAACTGATGCTGGGGATTCACCTGACATATGATTGCCTCTTGTAAGTTAGAAGTATCTTTCTACATTAATATAATTTTATGCATTGTTTAAGGAGTAAGTTCATCAATTCTTGCATGACCAAGAGCTGATGACCAAATTCCATCTATTTCACCAGTATAACCATACGGAATTTCATAATAACCTAATGGAAACATTTTAATAGTAAAATCAGTTGTACTAGCCGTAGCACCAAGCTTCACATACAATAAAGCAGAAGAATCATTATAGATGGTTGCGCCTAAACGAGTAGTATTAGAGGCTAAAAGAACTACGTTGGTGGCAGAGCCGACCACGCTATGAGTGGTAGAAGTAGCCGGACGAGCACTAGATACCGTAATAGGGTTATTGGGAGAAAAAGCTACTACTAGAGCCGGGTCGGCAGCAACTGCGGCAGTATTAGGTGGTTTGACAGCGGCTGGACCATTGCCCGAAGTGTCAGTAATAATGGTTTCAACTTGCAAACGATAAACGTAACCATCCAGCATAACCCCAACTGGATTACCAAGCTCATCAAATAAAATTGCCGCTGGTGAATCGGTTGACATTAGCTAATAGTCCTTATTCTAGTTGCTTCAAAAGCCGTACTATAAGTAATATGGTCAGTGACCGTATGAATCAAAGTTACACCATCATAATCATACATATCCCATTGAATAGTAATAGGAAATTTATTGATACCATAAGTAATTGTTTTGGCCACTAATTTTTTAGTCTTACCTACATCTAAATACCAAATGATTGAGGTTGGAAAGGGACTGCCCAACGGCAAATCTTCTTTGAAAGCACCCGAAGCAAATCCATCACCAGGACCCTGATCAACGAAATGAATAAGATCTCTTAATGTCTTATGTTGTTTCTCGGTGATGTATCCATCATCATTGTCACCACCAGAATTGATCTGTCCCTGAGTGTATCCATCCAATTCATCCCAGCCAATCTGAACACCTTCGCCAAATCCAAATTTTTGCAAGAAAGCACGTTGCTTATCGCTAAACTGAAGAAGATCAATATTACTAGAGACTAGAGCAATATCACCACATAAAAACTTGTGTCTAAGTACACCCTTAAGAAGAGATGATCTAATGTCTTCCTCTTGAACTCCGGGAATCTGTAATAAATCTCTGGTTTCACCAGGATTAATTGGATAAAGAAAAATATTGATTACTTTACGGGTAGATCTAACCTCAAAAGGAATAAACAAATTTTCTTCTGCAAGAATTTGGGCGTCGGTATAACCCGTAATGTTTTTTACGATAAAGTGCGTATTGTACTTTAAAGAATATGCAAAATTGCTCTCGCTACTCATGACTTACTTCTCCACAAACTTGTCTTTGATCGTAATCGTGACCGTTCTCTCCACTTCAGGGTTTTCTTGAGTTGCACGGACACCTCCGAACAACTTTTCCATCAAAGTGTCATAAGTTTGAGAACCCACATCACTCTTAGTAATTTCTAAGGCGCGATTAACATCTTTGCGAGTCATCTCTTCATCTTTAGATAGAATTACTTTCTTCAATTCAGATTTACCAAGCCTTGTTAAATCATCCAGACCAAGTCTATATCTAACATGCAATAGCTCTTCAATGTAATCAATGCTGCCTTGAGACGGCTGGGCATCGGAGTAGTCACCATCTTTTTGAAGAGTGCGCATACCCTGATCAAGTGTAGATAAAAGAACACGAGCATTACTGTCTTGCCATTCATGTTCTTTACCAAATTCTTGCTTCAAATCATCTAGCACTCCCTTGAGTTTAGATAGATGAATAAGTTTTTGTCCCATAGCTTCGGAAAGAAAAGCTTCACTTCGATTGTAATTCTGTAAACCACGACGAGGATTATATTCAGTTTCTTGATCAATACGTCTGGTATCAAAAGCTACTTTATTAAAACCTGTGCCAGACACATGAGCAGCAAGACCCGCTTTTCTTAGCAGAATAGATTGTTTTCTAGCTGGAAGATTTTGAGTTCCGCTAGAAATTAATTGATATAGCTCTGAAATGGTGTCTAGTTTCATGCTCTTCTTTCGGGTGTAGTTCAATATTATGCTGTATTATTACACTTGCCCCGGATAAATATCCGCAACCCTTGACAGCAATTTTTAAAGATTTACGTTCGGTGACATGCTAAACGTACAAATTTCGCAACAACACGTCAATCCTCAAGCTTTCGAGGTGTGCCGCGTCCTGAGCGCGGAAGGTTACCAAGCCTTCATCGTAGGTGGGTGTGTGCGCGACTTACTGCTTGGTCAAACCCCCAAGGATTGGGATATTACCACGGATGCTAGCCCGCAAGAAGTCATTGGATTATTTCCTAAGACCATTCCCACGGGTTTGCAGCACGGAACTGTCACGGTAGTGATGGGTCCAGGTGTCGAAAATCATTTCGAAGTTACCACCTTTCGCATCGAAGGAGAATACAAGGACGGACGACGTCCAGAAGAAGTCTTCTTTGTGCTCAATGTGGAACAAGACTTGGCAAGACGAGACTTGACCATCAACGCTATCGCCTACGACCCTATTGCAGATCGTTTAGTCGATCCTTATGGTGGATTAGAAGACCTACACAAAGGAATTATTCGAGCAGTTGGAAATCCAGAAACTAGATTCCAAGAAGACGGACTCCGAATCATGCGAGTTGCACGATTCGCCGCTCGTTTTGGTTATGCGGTGGAATCTCCTACTTTTACTGGAATGAAAAGCAGCCTTGAAACCTTGAAGAAGGTTTCCAAGGAACGTATTCAAGATGAGTTGTGCAAAACCTTGATGACGAAGGATCCTTCGTATGGGATTCAACTGCTTCAACAATCGGGTGCATTGGCAGTGGCTTGTCCATTCCTCTGTAGCCGAGATGTCTATATGCACTTCTTGCCCTTCTTAGATAAATGTCAAGAGGAACTAGAAACTCGCTTGGCATTTATGTATGGCATGTGCCCAGTCGAACAGGTACAGGCAGAACTGTTATTCTTAAAGTTTCCTAATAAAGAAATCAAAAGAGTCACTTTCTTACTGAGCCTTTTGGACAGGTATAATGAATTCCTTAAGAAGGACACGCCTTTGGCTTATAAGAGCTTTATGGCGGTCATTAAGAACCATGCCCCTGACCCCTGGGACTATACCTTTGACCAATTTATACGATTGACTGAGGCTATGGAAATCAACTCTAGGGTGCAGTTCGGCAAATACGTTAGCGAAACTGTCTTCGCCAAGCGCGAAATGCAATTAAATGGAGACGATTTGCTGGTTATCGGCATCAAGCCGGGACCGCAAATTAAATCCATTTTGGAAGCTTGTTATTTGGAAATTCTGAGAAATCCGGACAACAATAACAAGAGCTTCTTGCTGGACTTCGCGGCAGGACAGTAGAAATAGAAATCCCCTCTTAGCTTTCGCTAAGAGGGGATTTTGAACTTTATTCAATCAGGCTTATTAGGCTCCGATTACGACAGACTTACGACCTGCTGCGCAACCACGTGGGTTAACGATAGCAATACCGATGATCTCGGAAACTACCCATCCAAGCTTCAATTGCTTTGGCTCGTCTGCTGGTAGCACTTCAATGTCCTGTCTGATTGGCATAACACCAACGAACTCAGGGTCTGCGGCACCGTAGATGGTTCCTGGTGGAACGATCTTGGAAACCATGATGTCAGTACCCCAGATGTGGGCGTAAAGACCAGTTTGTAGAACTTCTCTCATAGTGACAGGATCGAAATCTCCGCCGCCTACGCCTTGTCCACCACCTGAACCCCACTTAAGGATATCAGTGAACTCATTGATGTTCATGAAGTACTTAGTAGTAACTAAGTCCCAACGATCAATTTGTTGCTTGATTTCGACAAGGTCTCTCTTTAGAAGACCTGCATCTGCGATGTCGGTTAGGACGTTTTCAACAGAAGCTGCTGCATCAAGAGCTGCGAAGATGTTAGCATCTTCCTGAGCCATGATTTCTTGACGAGCCTTCTGAACTGCTCTGTCAATTACGTTAAATCTACGTCTCTTAACTTCAGCGATTCTCACCGTTGGGTTTGCATAGATTTCGAATTCTGGAACGACAACTCTGTCGCCGAATACTCTGGACTCTGGACCAGTACCGTTGCTTGAGATAACAACAGCAGCAACATCGATATCTCTATCGTAAGTTGGCATTGCACCTTGTGGTAGTGGGTCAACGACCAAGGCACGACGTGCGATACCGTGGTAATCCAAGTTTCTACGGATTGGGTTTGCCATAGCCTGAGCTAGAGCAATCTTGCCATCTTGAGTCATAATAGCGCGAGAAATCAATTCATCGCGCTTATCATCACTTAGGGCAGTTTGTCCTGCAAGACCCATGTTAGATGGAGTGTTCTCTTCAAGAACGGCTGCATACTTAACAAGAGTTTGTAGTGCATCCTTAAGGGATGAGGCATTCATTTGGCCTTGGTTGCTAAACATATTCATAAATCGTCTCCTAGTGGAATTATTTGCCAGTCTTACCAGCGACACACTTGCGTGTGATAGAGCGTTTTGTGAAAGTTAATCCACGAAACGCTTGAATTATTTAAGCAACTAACTTAGGCAACTGGTGGGTTGAAGTAGAAGGTTGCGAAGGCGAACTGACGAGGACCGACAGAGCTGACCAAACCAGATGGGCTGTTTAGAGCGGCAACTAGTCTGTTTGGAGTGGTTACCAAAGATCCGTTGGTTTCGAAGTCGACTAGACGAGCAACAACAACAGTGTTACCTGCGGCTGCGGTGCTACCCACTGGAGTCAATTGACCACCAAGGGCTAGAGCAGGAACGAAGGTCAAAGCAGCGCCAACATCAAGAGTGGTGTTGGTTGGTTGCAAACCAGTTACTGCATCAGTGTCACATGCATCAAGAGAGACGGCATATAGACCTGGCTTTTCCCAGCAAGTTACCTTGCCAGAACCAGTTGCAGTGTGAGGTCCTAGAAGCGCACCAGTAAAGGTGGTTGGTCCATTTACTTGCTGACCAACAGTTCCACCAACAACGGCTCCGAATAGAGTACCGTAGCCAGTAATACCATCATCAGAAAGCATCAAAGGACGCTTGGTGGTTGCGACGTTACGAGTCACAACTGGACGTTTTTGCACGCTACCTGGGTTGACGTATCCGTCAAAAGAGTCAGCAGCTGCGTGATCAGTGCCTGGCACTGGAACGGAAATGAGTGTAACAATCTCACCGCCCTTAAGAGTCAAGAAATCGGAGTCATAACCGTCAAATTGACCTAGTGGTTGGACGCCTGGTTGCAATAGTTTTAAAGACATTTTAGTTTCCTAAATTATAATATCGAGACCTTGTCTGCGATAAGTTACTTACACTTTTTCTTACTAAATCTACAAAGCATATTCTGTTATTACCAGATTTTGATAAAAATTATCTCATCCCAGCCGGAATAAGACCCTTTAAGTCCTCTTCTAGCTTACGAACATGAGATTCTGGCTCTTTTTCATGGGATTTATCATCCCAACTGGTAGTAGCGCCACTGCCATATTCTTCTTTAGCCTTAGATTGAGCGGCTAGTAATTCGGCACGCGCCTTAGCTTCTCTGGATTTAGCTTCCTTCAACATATCAAGAAGCGATTTAACGTTTTCTTTGAATGGAGGAATGGCATTCATTACGTCTTGGAAAGGATCGGCAAACAAAGAAGTAGTTCCGCCCTCTAAATGAGCCCATTCTAAACCTTTGGTTAGAACTCCCGTATCTTTAGTGTGACGAGTCTTATAGAACTCTGACTTAAAATCAGTCTCAATCTTATCCATATAGGCAGACATATTCGTGATTAGCTCATACAATTTATTGTATGCAGCTACCACTTGTTGTGATTCTGGTTGAGCAGCAATCTGCTTTAACTCAGTTGCATCCTTTGGTCTTTCTAGTTCTCTGATAATAGCTTCCAATGATTGATATGTTTGAGAAAACAAATCGATTCTGTCTTTTAATCCTTGAACATCTGATTTAAGATCTTGATCATATTCATGACCTACACCCCAATCTACACTGCTACTTGCAAACTTACTAAGAGTTGATTGTAAATTTTGCGTTGCTTGCATCATTCCATGATTAGCATCTGCTAAATGTTGATGCGCATAAATTGCACCAATAACAGCGGCTGCAATTAAGGCAATAGCTAATGGACCGATAGCTTCTTTCTTGAAGCCTTCAGAGTTTTTTTTTAGTTGTAATAGGCAAGAATCTGCCAATACACGCAATTGATCTTCATCACGATTATCTAGATCATTACCGATACGTACCAAAGACAGAAGCAATTCTTGTTCCGCATATTTACGTTGAGTCTGCAATCCGTCTGGAGTCTTTTGAACAATGTGAAGAATGATGTTCTGTCTTTCGATATTGTTCTCGACTAGACCGTTAAGCTTGTCGTAAGATGGTGCTACCACTACCGAGTTTGGATGGGCAGCTTCCATAATATTGTCTTTATAATCAGAACCCTTAGGTGTATTAGGTTTCACACCATATAAAGCCTCAATGGCAGAAATATCCAAAGAGTCTGCACGACCTGTCTGTTCTAGCTTCTTTTTGGAGTCGCTGGAATCATTGGAGATCATGCCCTTTTCTTGGGCTATTTTGACAAATGCATCAAAAATTTCGCTTCTGCTCATTATATTCTCACCATATGGAAAGTGTAATTATATGCTCTCATATCACCTGATTAGGGAGCTTTTTCCGCCACGTCGTCGATGAAGTGGTCAACCAACATTTTTTTAGAACTAAACATGGGCGGAATAAAAACAATAGGTCCGCCAGCAGAAGTATGATTGTGCCATAGAATATTATCTACAATGGCTTGAAATCCAGCCGTACTTCTAATAACACCATCCATACTACCGGTATCTGGATATACTTCTTTGGTAAATCTAGTTAACATATCCTGAATACCTTCTTTAGTATTAGAAACATTTTCTATCCAATTACCTCCCTTAGGAGTATCATGATAAGATGGACTAACCTTAAACTTGGTCTGCTTAGAAATAACCGCAGGAGCGGTAGCTTGTTCACCCACCGGCTTACCATGTTGCATGGTGTCATCCAGCGCATTAGGTCTTCCTAAAAATTTGTTGATGACATCTCCGGCTACCATGGCAGCAGCAGAGGCTAAAGCCACCTTGAAAAATAGACTGAGCACCCTAGACAAAATAGAGGCTGTCTTTGTTTTTTGAGAACTGAAAATGTCTAAAATTCCAGACTGTTTAATAATGCCGCACTCTAACAAAGCATAATCTGCTAATGCTAGTTTCAACATCTTAGCATCTCGAAAATTAACCGATTGTAGTTGATAAGTTTGAGAGGCTTTTTCAGCCTCTTCTTGGGTAGCTGGTTTAGTATGAGTTTCTACTGCACTATTGACGATATTATCTACTTGAGCAGAAGTCATTTGCTTCCCGCCACTCAATTCACTTTTCAAAGAATTCCAAATAGATTCAATAATACTGGCAACGTCAATATGAAATACCCTCATAGCGATACCAAACAAAAATCCTAACCAACCCAAACCTAATGCTCTAAAAAGAACGGTAATGGCACCTGGAGCCAGCATGTTAAGTAAACTGCCAGTTTTATCTTCTGGATTAATGTTGTTACTAACGTAACTATGAACTTTACTAATCAATTGTGAAGCGACACCCTCTTGTGCCGTTTTAGACAAACCATTGGTATCTGATAGGATAATTTCTGCTATCAGGATATCATTATATAGTTTGATTTCACTATTGGTTAGGGTCATTTAGGTTACAGTTCCAGAGGTTCTTAAGGTTTCAAGGGCGTCCGCATTTCTACTATAGATAGAGCTGTCATTTGGGTTTCTGCCGATTTGACCCAGAATCTGAGCCTGTTGACCAGAATTGACCTTGTCGCCATAAGCGGACCAGAAAGCCTCCACTACTGCACGAGTCTCATCTAGAATTCTATCTAAAGCTGAGATCAATGGAAATACTTGTTTGCCCGGCTCTTGTTGATTGCTTAGTCTGCCTGCAAATTGATGAACTCTTTCGCCCAATGGGATGATACCATCTTTAACAGCTAGCAAATTGAAAGCTTGTGGTATCAATGTTTCTTCCACATTAGTCATGTGTGCCATGGCGGCTTCGTTGTTTGGTACATTTTCCATGAGAGGTTTAACGACTTCAAAGAATTTCTTAATTCTGTTGAAATTGATATCTCTAATGTTAAATGGCAGAGTGCTGATGGCTTGCGCAATAGCGGGAGCATTAACTTGATTTGGCTGAGCACCTGGTTGCGGAGTCGCCCCAGCTAATTGACAAGCTTTGCCATTGGCACCGGTAATAGTTGGAGCTAGCTTTTCCATTTGACGCTTATAAACAACAAACTTCTTTTTCTCTGCATCACTTGGTGCACGAGTAGACCAGACATTAGCTCTGGTCCATAGAACTTTAACGATAACACACATATCAAACTCATTGCTGGGCGGATATGCGGGAACGTCTTTGTCTTTGGTTTTCATAAATGTCATTGGCGCATTCTTGAGCCATGCATTAAGTGCGGTGTCAGACTGGATGTCCTTGAAAAATAGTTGCTTAGCACCATTATTCATTGGGTTATTCCCATCGATAACACCAGGTAGTTCATCAATAAGTGTATTTGGTGACAGGGTTGCTTCTGGAGCTTTATACTCTGGACTAATTTTAGTACCCAGGAGTCTATTAGCATCGGCAATCAATTTACCTAACTGTACTTTTTCTACCATGTTTGGTTTTTGAGATAGAACAGCCAGTCTCCACGTAATGAATTTTACCAATAAATCTTTATTGATGTAGAACCCCTGCTTAACGACAGACCTATCACCGACCTCTAATAAACCAGCATTCGGCTCAAGCCTATATAGTTGATAATCTTCTCCTGGGGCGTCCTGCACTTCGTTTGAAGAAAAGGCTATACGCTTTCCATCTACAGTAATAGCATTGCCCGCTGCCCAACTTGCTAATGCACCTAAGCCCTCTAAATTGGCACTGGTAAGTTTAGGATCCTGTGATCCAGGTTTGCCAGCACCAACATGTGAAATTTCTGGAAGAGCATTAGGATCTGCCTCATCTCCGGGAGCTGCTGCTGGAGTAGCACCGGCTGGCGAAGGCATTGCTTTTTGAAGGTTGTCCAATACAGTAGTGATGTTCTGAAAATCTGAATTAGCAGCAGCCGTAGCTTGACCCTCCTTAGTGAATTTGGATTCAAAATCCAAACCACTTTTGATCAGATCGCTAATAAGATTTGAGTCATCATAAATAAAAGACATCGTTATGCTCCAGCTTTCCCAGACATTTCTGTCCTTTGTTGTGCCATTCCTTGTTCTTGTTTTGCTTGATCTGCTGCTTCTTCTGCCACTTCTTTATTGTATTGTTTTTTTAGGTCTGGATTTCTCTTGAAAAATTGCTCTCTATCAGTTGGAGAAAGAGTGTCTTCATATCTTCTTGGTAGTGGCTTAATTGGACGTCCAGCCAATCTATCTTTAACTTGTTCTATAATTTTAGCCGGATCTTGATTTGTTTGTTGCTTATACATCCATCCTTGAAATGCATCTGGGCTAACTAAATCTTGCACAAAAACTAGTACGGTTTTACCTTTGTTTGTTTGTGGATCAGTAAACAAGATTGGAAAACCATCTTTAAATCTAGTTTGTAAGGAGGCAATAGCTTGTGGTGTAAGTGGTTGAGGAGCTTGTTCTGGTTTGGCGCCTGGCTTTTCCTTGCCTTTTCCAATAACAGCATATGGAGTATCACCCTCAATAGAGGCTTGATGCTGAGGATTCTCTAAAATGTTTTCTTTGATTTCATGAAACATGTTAGTAATAGCTCGAATGTGCTGAGCCAATACTGAAGCTGACTTAGCACGATCTTGTGGCGATAGGTCAGTTTCTTTATCTGGAAGTGCGAAGTTTTTTAGGTCAGATAAAGTATATGACTTAACTGGCGTCTCAAAGTCTTTGGATAATTTTAGCATGGCTTCTGCAAAGGCTTTTGTATTATGAAGAGCTTGATTAGTTCTTGGTCCCCAGACACCATCTGGTTTAAATTCAGCTTTTGGTCCGCCAATTCTTGACATGGTATTCATGATAGAATACATTCTGGTTGGTGTAGAAGGTTGCTTTTTGGCAACATCAGTTACCCTTTCACTTGGATCAAACTCTTGGGCTCCGCCACCCGCAGGTCTTAGATAGTTTTTAACGACGAAATCTCCGAACGAATCTCGATGAGCGGCTTCGCCAGCTTGACGCAAATCATCTTGTTTAGCGATGTTTTCAATATTAAGCTGAGATAAAACTAACTTAGATAAACCAACTAGCTTTTCTTGCATGTCTTTGATCGCAGGACTACTTGCAGATCCGCCACCAGATGGCACATGTTGTCCAGGTTTTGGAGGAGCATGCGTTGCACCCGCTGGAGCTTTAGTAGATGGTGCTGGTGTAGGGGACGCCACATAACCTGCCCCCGGCTTCGGAGGTGGTCTGCCTCGACCATACTTTTCAATATAGTCCAATATTTCTTTGGCGGATGATTTTGACATATCTTTACCCTTAGGCACTAGGTTTAGCACTAACCCAGTCTGCTTGGAACTGATTAATATTTTGAGCCTCTTCGTTTACTTCTTTGCCCATTTCACTAGCAGCGCCGGCTTCTTGATCTTCTGGTAGAGCGTCATATCTTTTATCAATATCATCAAGAGCAGCAATCTCTTCTGCAATCCATTTCATTGCTTCTGGATTCTGGGAAATTGAACGGAACGCTTTCCAAGTATTGAGCTGAGTCTTTAATTTTGCAATTTGACCAAAATACGAACTTAATGGTCCTGCCTTTATTTCAACAGTTGGAATGGTAAGTGGTGCATTTTTCTTGGCTGCCATTTCTTTTACTTCGGCATCAGCTTCACCACGCATAAAAGCACGGGCTTTTTTCGCCGCAGCCTTAGCTTTATTTACGAAGCCGGTCATTTTATCTCTTAGGGCTTGATCCCAATCTCCCGTAGCCATGTCAGTAAAATCACCGACATGTTGTAGCAATGAAGCAAATCCAATTCCTGGAATCAGAACTCCTAAATCTTTCCAGTTGAAGAAATCAATAGAGTTTTGGATGTCACCTAAATCTCCAATAACACTGTCAATACTTTTAATGCTAATGGTCTCTGGAGTGAGAGCGTTAACTACATTAGCAATCTCATTGTAGTTGGTATCAAAAGATTTAGCCAGGGTGGTAGTATTCATCTTGTTCAAAATAGTAGTACGAGACTGACCAAGTATGCCAAGAACAGATTTTAATTGCTCGATGGCTCTCTCAGCACGTACTGGGATTAGTTGCTCTTCCGTTACTTCTTGAGCTAAAACAAATTTGACAGCTCTTAAAATATCACGAGAAGATGACAATTTGCCAGTTGGTTTTTTCTCTACTACCTTAGTATCCTTTAGGTGTTGGTCCAAAATGGTCTCAATGACAGCTTCATCGCTATCAAGACCCTCAAGATGATGGCTACCCTTTGGATGAGCGGCATCTACTAAATCTTTTCCTTCTTCAGGCGAGGTTTCATAAAGAGTAGCAGCCGCAGCTTGCTTGTAAACGACGAATTTATCTTCTAGTTCATCGGCATACTTGTTGAAACCTTGATGTCTCAAACCTTCGCACAACTTGAGGATGTTCTCCGTCAAATTGGTAGTAGGAAACAAATCAGTTTGTTTGGATGCGGTTTTCTTGAGAGGATCGGACTTAACCAAACCTTTTTGGGAGGCTACCTTTTCCAGGGAGCGCATTACCGCAGAATCCTCAAATTTCACGTGTTTAAAAGTCATTTTTATCCTCTATCGATAGATTCGTCTATAATATGCTGGAATATAGAAAGCTTCTCTCTAAATAAAAGGATATGCAGTAATATTGAGGGTTTAAAACCAAAGAACTTCGATCATCGGATTCATAGGAGTAGGTGGTGCCGTTACCATTGCCACTGCCGGATGAATAGCGCTAGGTCTTCTAGTCGTCAAAAATCCTACCTCACTAACATACAAATTAGCTCTGACAGGATACTGTTGATTAGTCTCATATTGATCAGTCTGGAAAAACATTCTGTTAAACCAAACGGTCATTCTACCAGAGCCTTGAGTACTATCATCACCAGGAATATTAGCTACTTGATAAGTATAATTAACAATAGTTCTAATGGCATTTGGTTGTCCAGTACCCATTAAATCGAAATTCAAAGAGGTACCAGCTACGAAAGTAATAACACCATTATTTGGATTCAACACTACGTTAACGGTAGAGTTGAAACTGGATGGAATGATATTAGGTTTCTTTAATTCTGATTTGATATCAACCGGAGTAACTAATGTGCCGCCCGGACCCGGAACACCTACGGCTGGGACGATAACAACTTCGTTCCAAGAGACGTTAGTAAATGCTTTGGTTTTGATATCGTCAATGACACCAATAGGGGCAGTACCGTTACTAACGGTTGCCATCACTTGGTTGCCGATAACGGTTAATTCAGCAATCTGTCCAGGCTGAAATTCAGCGGATGGATCAACGATAAAACTGGCTGGAAGTGTATTACCTACTTGTACTAGTCTGAGCATGGATGCCTTTTTCTAACTATACCTACTCAGTATATAACAATTAGTCACTATCCTCAAAGGTTTTCTCGTAGGAGTTTTCGCCCTCGGCAACCTCTAACCCTTTGTCATCTATATCAATATTAAGTAGGTCATCAGCTGCACCATCATCTACCATATTAAACATAGAACCATGGTCTTTTAGATTAGCTACCATCTTTTCAGAGGTTAATCCTTTAGTATGTCTATCACTGACATTAGCAGGATTCTTTGGATGAGGAGGGGTTTTTTCTTGACCAATTTTAAGTAGAATTTTCAATACTTGGTCGGCTTTAGCTGTCATGCCAGTCTCTTCGAAAATTTCTGCCGCAGCTTGAAGATAGTCCACTGCCTTATCAAGGTTTTGCATACCTTGTTTTTTATCATGAGCTTGCAGTTCTCTCTGCATCCCGGCAATTAAATCATCTTCGAAAACGCTTTTCTTGATCATGGTTCCTCAAATTAAGAAGTCTTGCCGGATAGCTGTTGAGCCAATCCCTGCAAGACCTCTGTTACTTCTTCAGATTGTTCGGTCATACCAGCTTGATCAAAAATTTCAGCGGCAGCATTAAGATAGTCGGCAGCTTGAGCTAGCCTAGTAAATCCATGCTTCTCTTCTAATTGGTTTGACACCAATTTCTTTTCCATTGAACGATAGATCTCTTCTTCGAAACTGGCTGTTTTAAACATGATATCCTCTTATTGGAAGTTAATTACTTCTTAGAAGAAGATGATTTTGCCTTCTCTTTGGAAGCTTTATCTTTAGCAGCTTGAGCATCAGCCTTGTCTTTATCTGCTTTTGCTTTAGCCTTTTCCTTCTCTTTTTCCTTGGCAGCCTTATCCTTAGCGGATTGAGCATCAGCCTTCTCTTTTTCTTTCTTCTTCTTTTCGGCGGCTAGCTCTTTTTCTTTCTTTGCCTTGGCTTTATCCTTAGCATCGTTAGAATCGCTCTTGCTCTTCTTAGAATCCTTGTCCTTCTTCTTGGCTTCAACAACCAAAGAAGCAAGCTTCAAACTGAATGCAGAAGACTTTTCCATACCGACAGAGTCAAGAGCTGCGGAAGCAGTCAATAGGCTGTCGATAGCAACATCAAATGCTGCGGAAGTTTCCAAATCATCTGCGCTAGAAGAATCGCTGGAGCTAGAAGATTCTTCCTTCTTTTTGCGAGCATCGTTATCATCTGCACTAGAAGAATCACCAGAGGAGTCCTTCTTTTTACGGGCGTCATTGTCATCCCAAGCGCTGGCTGAATCGCTGCTGGAAGAGGAAGAATCCTTCTTCTTACGAGCATCGTTGTCATCCCAAGCACTGGAAGAATCACCAGAAGAGTCTTTCTTTTTCTTGGCATCTTGATCGTCCGCACTAGCAGAGTCACTCTTATCTTTTAGCCAAGGTGGCATCTTCTTTTTTGCTTCATTGTCATCTGCCATACCGGTGTCACCGCATGAGCAAGCATCCTTGCCACACTTTGAACACTTTGCATCGTTTTCATCCGAAGCATATTTGTATTGGGTGCCGAACAAAGCCTTGTGCTCTGCGCTCTTTAGTACTGCATCCATGGTTGCAGCGACAAAATCTGATACACTTTTATTAGTCATAGTATCCTCTATTAGTTGTTTAGTTCTTAGAAACTTCTCTTGGAAGTCTTAGAAAATGCTGCCGACAATTGTGCAAACATATCACCATCAGACTGTGGTGTGGTGCTTAGGTCACCAGAACCGATCATACCAACTTGTGGCATTCTTCCACCTTCCTTACGAAGGTTGGTTACTGGGTGTCTTGCAACAACTCTCTTTAGAGAATCGAAAGACTCGTCATTGAACTTCATGATTTCATCTACCTGGGCAGAAACTGCGTTTCTGTCGTGGTGACACAAACCACGGTCAACCATGTCATATGCTAGTTCGTAAGAACGTCCTAGCTTTACTCTGTACTTGTTAAGTTCTGCCTCAAGGTCTGCCTTGACGTGCTCCTTGACCAATTCACTGGCGAATTCTCCGCCACCTTCAGTCTGAGCCCAGTACTTCTTGTAGTAAGCTACTGCATCCTTATCCAAACCTTCTGCTACTAGAGCGTCTAGGTCGGATGGGTGAAGCTTGCCTTCAGAGATTAGGTTATGGATAGCTTCTGCTTCCTTACGGACCTTTGGTGGAGCTTTTGCAAGATCCATCATAGCCTTGTTAACTTCTGGAAGAGTTTCAACATATCCTAGATTGTCAGATGGCTTGGTATCCAAGTCAGTTTGACCATCAGTAAGCTTGTCAGCTTGGTCTAGCATGTCGCTAAACTTTTGCTTAGACATATCGGAGATTTCTCCGTCGTCTTGCTTGCCAAGAGCGTCAGCGGCTAGCTTGGCTCTCATTGCTTGACGACCTTCTTTGGTATCAAAAGATGCATGAGACATCATTGCTGGGTCTAGCATAGTTTCTGGCTTCAAATCACCGGCTTTAAGATCATTTGCATCATCTGCTGGCATGTCTAGTAAGCCCTCTAGTGCCTCGTCATGTGGCTCTTCGCCGGCATGAGCGTTGTCATCTGCCATAAGACCATGGATAGCATCCAAATCTGAATTGGTATCGCTGATCATAGCCATTAAATCATCGCCATTGTTGGCGTCTTGTTCGCCTGTCATAGTCTCTCCCTCAGCTAATGCCTCTAGTTCTGCCTCGATTTCTGCACGCTTGACGATGGCAGTAGTACCACGGGCGTACTTCACAAATGCGCTCATCAATTTGAAACCATCTGCAATTGCAGTCTTGGCTTCGCTTAGTGCATCTTCAACGATAGAGCCAACGAACTCTTGGTTAGAGTCAGTTACTGCGCCCTTATCATATAATCCAGAAATCATATTAAGTTCTTCAACATGATCGTTAATGGAAGCAATGGATTCTTGCATAGCGTGAGTTAGCGCGCCATTAAGTTCCTTCCTCAAATTGTTGAGTGTTTGTGTACTAAAGGAGGCTGAAGCACCCATTTCTGGAGCTGCTGCTGGTCCGCCTTCCATATCGCCCATTTCGGATTTCTCACCGACCATAGCCTTGACTGCTTCGTTAAGGTCGGAGCTAAGCTCGACACCCTTCTCTGCTAATGCAAGAGCTTGATCTTTTGGATCACCGGATTTACCAGTATCTTCGGCTGGAGGACCGGCATCGCCACCTGCTGGTGGAGCGCCTGCGTCACCGCCTGGAGCTGGAGGAGCACCGCCTGGAGCTGGTTGTCCACTCTTTACTAAGGAGCGAATCTTGTCTGCACCATGAGTCTTAATCTTCTCAATTAGTTTGCCACCGAATTCACGGGTTGCAATGCTGTCATGTAATACTTCAGCACGTCCACCAGATAGTTCATTGACAGAGGCAGTAAGAAGTAGCTTGTCACCAAGATAAACTTCCCAAGCACTATTACCTAGATTGGCAGTACCATCATTATTGGAAGCACGAACGAATCTGGCTATTAAACCAGCTCTACGTAGCATTTCCTTACGCTTTAACTCATCAGAGGTGTCAGCGGATTGTGGAGATGGATGAAGACCATCAACTGGACCAACACCTGGGAAAGGCTTCTGTCCAACCATCTGCTTATCTTCGTGTTCACGAAGTACATACTCTAGTTTATCAACTGGGTATTTTGGTTTACCTGGAGTTGGGGTTCCTGGGTTGTTGCCATCACCATTTTGAAACCAAGCGGTTTTTTTGTTTTCAATAGTTCTCTTAGCTAAATCAACAATCGCTTGACGACGTTGGGCTCTCTCTTCAGACTCAGCACGAGCAAGCATCTTTTTACGCTCTAACTCATTAGACTGGTCAGCAGATTCTGGGGATGGATGCATACCATCGACTGGTCCTACATCTGGAAATGGAGGTTGACCCACCATTTGTTTATCCTCTTTTTCACGGAGATGCTCTTGAAGAGGATCCTTTGGATATTTTGCCTGACCAGGGGTAGGCTCATTAACGCCACCGGCGCCTTGGTAATAACCCTTTTTTACAGTTTCATTTGATCCAGACATATTTTCCTCTTGTTTGTTTGTAGTAGAAGTGTTTGCTAACTTGTCCAAGCTTTGTTTCATTTGGCTCAGCTTGGCTTCAATGGTTCTAGTAACCTCATGAAGTTCAGCAATAGGATCCACCCCTACTTCAGCGGATGCATATCTTGCGTGTGGGGGAGCCAATCCAGAATCAGCGGCTGGTATCACAGTACCTAGCTCTTGATTAGATGCCGTATCATTAGTAGTATCTTTTCCAGAATTTTTAATTTCACTCAATTTCTGAAAAGCTGCCTCGACGTCTTCTTTGAATTTAGCAAGGTCCGTCGCATTGACTGTAACTTGTGTGCTATTTCCACCTTCATGTCCTTGAGGGTCATTTACAGTCAAAGTAGCTGAGTAAGTCAAGTCTGCTAGCTTGTCGAGTTCCTTTTGTTTGTTCTCGACATAAGTATTAAGGGTGTTAGCGGCAGCAATAATATGCTTGATATTAGCCTTTGGATCGGCTCCGTTAACAACAATGGATAATTCAAGTGGATTTAAATCTACGTTAATTTCACCATAGCAGCTCTTGCGGCGCATATGGTCACAGAAGTCTTGTTCCGTGCGGGCGACTCGGGCACAATCGGTGCAAATTGCTCTTCCAACAGCGGTACCCATGGACACGCAGCTAGAAACTCCAGTGGAGATTTGTCTTGCTAATTGAGGATATCCAGCCTTATCTAAAGCACATAAAGCTATAACTCTCTTAAGATTACGATCATAGTAGGTATCAACAATAAAGCCTCTTACATGGTCAACCGAACTCGATTTATGATCCACGCAAAGAGGCTTACCCACCCACTTCTTATATGCTTTTACCAGTTCTTCCTCTGGAAATATATCTCCATTAGAATTCTTATAGGGTTTAACACTAGAGTCGTTGCTCATCCAGCGATAAGTACCACCAGATTTATCCCAACCTACTTCTACCGTCTCTCCTCTAGCCGTTAGCTTAGGAGTCCCGTCGTCATTGAGGGCGGCTGCTTCAGCAGCATGCATCATAACAGCAGAGAAATATAAAAAGTCTTCTGCTTTAGGGGCAACCTTCTTAAGATTGATTGCAAACTTCCTAAAGTTCTCTAGAATTTCAGGACTCACAGCAGGGAGGCACGAATCCATGCTCTCTAACTTAATCTCCTGTGCTTCGCCTAGTTTAATAAATGTCATGCGTTATCTCCCTGATTTCTTCATCTCTGAAGGATCAGTTTCCTCTGATGTCTTGACGACTTTCTTAGATAGATCACGAGCAGCTTTCTTTTGCTCTTCCGTCATCTCCTCAGTCTCAACAACTGATAATATTTTTCCGTCACCGTGTTTGATAAACATCTACTCTCCAATTGGGGAGAATCACAATCTTTTTACAATTATTATAATGGATTATTGCCACATTGTGACAGTAACTTTACCTTTATATGGCATTATTACTATTCCGTAACAATAAAATCAATTGCCAGGCTGTGAGGTTCTCTCCTTTATCATGTCATTTAATTGGTCTTGTCGTCTATTAAAAAGGTCCAAAATGAGTGGAGTTTTCTCCTGAACCTTCTCCTGTAACTCTTCACTTACGTTATCTACCCAACTAGTAGCCAAGATATTGTTCTGAATATGATTTTTGATTCTTTCATCAATAATCTCAGTAATATCATCGCATTGCTCTTGAATGGCCTCAATTTCCTTGACAACATTGGTGGCGAAGTCTTTCACTTCTAAATCATCAAAGATGTCAGCAAACTTATTGACCTTGACTTCCAGATCATCAATAGCAGAGATAAAAGATTTCATTAGTTTGAGAGTCTGGGTATCGGAAGCGAAGTTCTGCATTACGTTAACGCATTTAAAAGCTGTCTTCTTGAACTCATTAAAATTATCGATAGCCTTATCTCTGAAGCGTCTGATAGAAACTCTAGCCTTCATAACCTCTTCAGGAGACATTTCTGGGTTATTCTTGAAAGGTGTCTTCATAATGTTAAGATGGTCGGAAGCTAAATCCAACTGTTTCAAGGTGAAATTAAACAATATCAATGCCTGTTGCGCCTGAGTCTTTTCAGCATCAGAAACATCATAGGTCATTTGTACTGCATACGCCTTCTTAATCATAAATGAATCCACCATTGTTTTCCGCAGGTCCAAAGCCTCTGCCACCCGCATCATTATCGTAAACGCCGACCATAGGCACAACGTCTTCCTCTTGAGATTCATGCTCTTTTATTGGCTTGCCATGGTGATAATTCTCACGGGTTGGAGATTGATCAACCACAAAATTGTAAAGAGCATCTTGCGGATTCTGACGAGTAACATTCAAATAAGGCGCAAAAGAACCCTGATGTCCCTCATCCAAAAACGAGTCTCGATTATCACTAATGTATTCTCGTTCGTTTGAAACTATATCAGCATGATTAGTATCTTTGTCTTTGGCTGGCTTGCAAGCCTTAATTAGCTTCTCAAAAACATGAATAGGCTTAGGGTCAACATCCAAACCAAATCCCAAAGACTTAGCTTCTTCTAAAGCGTCTTCTGGACTTTTACCTAGATATTTACATTGAACTAAAGCTACTGCTAATCCAGTTCTATCTTTACCAGCCTGACAATGAACATAAGTGGGTCCGCCTTCTAACAATAACTCTTTTAAATCATGTTTCAGAAAATGCAATAGAGAGTGTTTAAAATTAGGATGACCAATAGGACATATAATATGTTTGATACCCAATAACTTAGTAGTCCTATCAATTCTATCACCGGCTATTTTATCTAAACTGACTATTTTTTTAATGCCTAAATTTTCTTTCAACCAAAGAACATCCTTGGGAGACGGAGCGCTCCCTCGATACAGTTGGTCAGTTACCTTGCGAAGCCTGTGTATCATGTTATAAATTGCTCACAATGTTGTTGAGCACCTCGCGGATATACACGGCGTCATGATTGAAGAGAACGTGTTTGACGAAAGTAATAGATTGACCAATAGCAGAGGTGGGCGGCAAATCCTTCTGCGCAATTTCGTTGGCATTAAAAGAATAGAATTTATGTCTTAAACTATCAAGAGCATTTTGTCTCTTATCAGCTGGCACTCTATTAAGTGTAAATCTAACAATATCAGCTAAGTATTTTCCTACCATAGCTGGATCGCCTAGCTCACTAACAGCCGCATTCTTTACTAATTTCTTTTTGCACTTTACCTTATGTCTCTTGTTGAATTTAACCAAAGAATTTTGTAAAGCCACTTTTTCTGGTTTTTGAAGTTTCTTCTTTACTGCATTATCAAATTCTTTTTTGAACATAGTTAAAAATAAACGAACTTGTTCTTTGTCTGCTTCTTTTCTCATTTCACGCATAATGGCGGAATAAGAGAAATCTACAGCACCAGTTAGGTCAATAACCTTTTCTTCTGAAGAAGAATCCTTGGCATTAGCTTGGTCAACGTTTTTGAAATACTCAACTTGCTTAAGTCTTTTTTCGGCTGCTTCACGAGAGTCGTAAGTGCCCAGATTTTTGCCCTTCATAGAGAGCACACGATACTTTCCACCCGGTAATTGCCTGATGCGGGCAATTTTAGATAAGCCTTGAACACAATCTTGATAATATGTGTCGGCTAATTTGAGTAGTTGATTGGTATCGTGCATGATTCATTATTTTTTGGGAGACAGTTTAACTGGAACGCCATCGAGAAAATGTGCTTTGATGTCTAAAGATTCTTTGCTTCTTAAGAACATATCTTCCATAATTCCTTTACCATCAATTTCATTAAGTCCTCTAATAGCTCTTTCACTGATGAACATTAGATTACCCAACTCCAGTTTATTGGTAGAACTATTAACAAATACAGAGTTCAACACTAAGCACTCTCTATAAGCAGAAACTACCTTGCCACAAAAAACGGCAGGATAAGCCGTGGAGATTTGTTCAGTGCTAACTTCTTCATAAGAGTCGCCAAGATAAATTTCAATGAATTTATCGTGAAAAATGGCAGCAATAAACTCGGCAAAAGTCCTAGTTCTATCTTTATTGGACTCCTGCACTACCTCTAATACCTTTTGTTCTGTTACCATTTCATGTCCTTAAATGAATTTTAGCAGGAATTTCCTGTAGTGGTTGTTGGCAGCCTGAAGGCTGATTTGTTGATAAGATGACTTTTTATTGGTAATGAATTGAGTTTTTACTTGGATGCCGCCCACTTTAGTGGTAGCAAAATGAAAAGCATCTGCCATAGACTCGGTTAATTGCTTGACAGTTTCAAAACATTCATATTCCGGTCCAGGAATACAGCACTCTACTTCTACCTCTTGACCATTAGTATGGGTATACGCTTTAGCCATTAACTCTTCATCCAGAGCCGTACAAAGAACACGAGAAAATTCGACAGCGTCTGTCAAGTTTCGTGCTTGAACCTTAATAGTCAGATAGTTATTAGGCAAGAATTGTTTATACAACTTCTTGTTAGATCTTTCAGTAGAAGCGGCAAGTTGCAAATACTTGCCAAGAATCTGATCATAATCGTTAGTACTGGCTGCTGGAGCCGCGCCAGGAGCAGGTGCCCACTTGCTACCCATTTCTTGATAGATATCTTCTTCCTTGCCCCTCATTTTATCATAATATCTCTGGAAAATGTTATCTTTGTCTTGAGTAGCTACCATAGTTGGCTCCTCTTTGCCTGGCGTATAACCGGCTGAATCTCTCATAGCTACTAAAGCTTTTTGATAAGCTGGGTTGCGTTTATTCTTTTCTACCTGTTTCATCATATCACCATAAGTAATAGCCCCAGGTACTGAACCGTGAAATAAAGGGTTATACTTATATGCGTTACTTTCCATTTCTGGACTAATTTTGTAGCCTAGATTAAAATACTTCTTGCTCCAAGCTTTACCCGTTTTAGGATCAGTAGTGGTTTCCGGATGTTCTTCAATAAACACTGTACTAGGATTACCTTGACGAATGCCGGGCAACCTCAAAGCAACAGGCCATAAATTAGCGACATAATATTGGGCAGCAGAAGTAAAGGGTCCGCCATTAGTTTGAGCAAACCCCTGCACTAGCTTTTTGACATAATCAAGTTGTGCTTCGCCCGGTAAATGAGCAAAGTCCTCCCAACTACCCTTGTATCCTAGTCCTCTTAGTGTATCTGGCATGAATCCTACCAAACCTGCACCATGAAATTTTTCTTCATAGGCTCCAGGATTGATACCGGATTCCGAGACCATAACAGCTAATAAATCCTCGGGTCTAATACCGGCTTCAGCAGATATTTGAACTAGTTTGGGATAGAAGTTAGCGCCTAAATTAGGGTTGCGCGTGACGGTTGCCATTTCACCCCCTAATAGATTTGGCTATTTTGAATAGTTGGATTGCGGTGTCAGGATCACTAATTTGTACTGAACGAGCATACTTGTTAATGTAGCTAGCTAATAACAACGGACTCTCATTCGACAGTGATTCTAAAGATGCAAAGAATTTTCTGTGTTGTGTTTTTAGCAACTCTTCTGGTGCCTTTTCAGGTCTCTTACCCTCAATAGGTGGAGATTGTACTGAAGGATCTCTTAAAGTAACTGGGGCTTCTTCCTCTTCTACTGCGTGAGGGGCAGGAGCAAATGGAGGACCCGCTCCTGGTGGAAGATTCCCTGCCGGTCCGGTCATTACAGTTGGCGCGGGGACAGTTGGTGCTGGAGCTGAAGGTGTTGGAGCAGGAGCAGGTTCAACTGCAATTTCTGTCTTGCCCAAATTAGTTGCCCCAGGAGCTGGAGCAGTAGGAGCAGTGGTCTCTGGTGGAGGAGCAGATGTCGTTTGTTCTAAACGTGCCATCTTGTCAACCCAATTTTTTAGAGTACCATTGTAAACATCTTTAAATCCACCTTTGCCATTTTCATAGATTTCAAAAGACTTTTTAACTCTACCAATTTCTTTTATGTAGGTATTAAGATCTCTAGTGGAACGAGCACGTGCCATTTCTTTTAATGAAGAGATGAGTGTGTCGAATAAGCTTTCAGATCTTTGTAAAATAGAGCTAACGCCACTTTTGATCTTGCCAACTTCTTGAGGATATCTTTTTTCCCAAGCAGCTAAACCACGACCTCTGGTATTAAAAGTCTTCAAAAAATCTACAATGTCAGATACGCCAGCCTCTTTAACTAGTAGTGCATCACGAGCTGCCTTTTTGGTTTCCCAACGCTTCTGTAAATCTAATAGTTCTTCTTTATGTTCTGGACCTAAATCTTTGAATAAAAACTCATGATGAACTTCATCAACATTATCGCTAATGGCATTCAACACTTTAATAACTTCGGTAATTTTACGATGAAATCTGGCAAGCTCGGCGGTGGCTGTCATGTACTCGCGTCTATTGAAATTAGACTTAGCCATTTTTAATAGATCTTTGAGTGACTTAGGGTCCATGCCAGGGTCACCAGATCCAATAGTAGTGCCAGTAACGATAGATCTAACCTGATCATCATTCTTTCTTAACTCTTCCATAATCTTTTGAAATTGTGGATTGAAGAATTTTTCGGCAGCAATGCCGCTAACATTGGTCATCTCACGTAATTTATTGAGAAGACCTCGTCCTGTTTGTCGTGCACTTTGAGCAGTTTTCTGCATTGTTAACCCTTCACTTGGTGGAATCAGTAAAATAATACGTAATTATCCCTAAGTGCCGGGGTAATAGCTATTTGATTTCAATTAAGCTGGAGGTGCTCCGCCTGCTGGTGGAGGCGCTGCTGGAGGTGCTTCTCCGCCTCCTGGAGGGGCTCCACCTGGTGGTGGAGGTGGAGGAGGTGCTCCGCCTGGTGGCATTCCCATATCTAATCCTGGCATTGCTCCCGGAGGTGGAGGTCCGCCGCCTGGAGACTCACCTGGTAGTGGTGGCGCGGATCCTGGTGGAGCTTGACCTGGTGCCAATTCTGGTTCTGGAATTTCATCCTCTTCATCCAATGCACGAAGAGAGTTCAAATCCATGGCATCTAGTGCTACCGCTTCTTTTTTGTTAATAGCATTTTGGATAGCTTCTTTACGCATCTTTCTAACTTCGTCTTCGAATTCTAGACCCAAAGAACGATACAAAGTATGAATAGAAGCTCTCTTAGCAGGACCATCGCCCTGAGTAAGAGTTACCAAGCTATTGATGTAGTCGCCTGCATCAAACAAAGACATATGGTTCCAATCGATTTCTGGAACGATAAGTTGTTTCTCACCGCCTGAGTAATCGTAGAAGCCCTGAATCTTAGAGATTGGAGCAAAAATCTTTCGCTTCAACCAAGTAGACATCATATTACGGAATTGCATGTAACGCTGACGAAGAACGTCAAGAGCCACACCACCGTTGGCATAGGTAGTGTCGGCGCCGCCATCCATTAGAACCGGTGGAACTTGCAAACCGACATAGATTTCCTTGATAATCTGAGTGATATCACCCGAAATGTCATAAATACCTTGACCATAACCGACTCGCTCAACAGCAATACCGGCATGCGTAAAGATCTTGAAGTCCTTATCATATTGTGCTTCTTCAAATACATTCCTCCAAGATTCCAGGTCGGCAAAGGTTGGATGCAAACCATCGGCGCCATCGGTTCCAATCTTCACTAAAGTAAGTGGATTGATCATACCATCAGCCTGAGCATACTTAGATTCTCTTAGCTTGTCGAATAACATCAACTGACGGAAGATACAGACTGGAAGACCAGTGCCACGGATTTCGTAAGGGCTGATTCTACGAGCTAAATGAGACACATGGAAGTTATCTAATGGAATATTCTCGCCACGCTTGACAGAGTCAATGATATGATTATTTAACTGCTTGCGCTGTTCAATATCAGTTGGACGATTAGAGAAAATGATTTTCTTAAGGTTTTCGTCGGGGCGTAACATAATGATAGGCTCATTGGCAACTACTGTACGCTTGACAATCATGTAGTCTGGATTCTGAATCAACAGACGGCTCCATTTACCACGGCTTTCATCAAGCTCAGCATAAACGAAAGATTCTCCAAGTAGCCAATATTCCTGGGCGATTTGCACGCAGATGTTCATCAAATCAATTTCTTCAATCATATCATTGAAAAACTTTTCGATGTCCTTGTTAGGACACTTGATGTTAAGCTTACTAATTGGATAGGTGCTATGAAGATTGATAGCATTATGCACGAAAGGATTCAAAGCATAAAAGCTTCGGCACCAAGCATTGATAGTAGCTCTATCTCGTGGTAAATTAAGATTG